TGGAGCAGTAGCATTAAGGAGGGCTTTAACAAGTAAAAGAAGCAATTTCTACTATAAGTATGAAAAGTATTACACACATATTGACAAGTTTGCTTATAATAGTAGTCACGCTGATACTGATGAGTATTTTACAGACAGCTACGCTACTTATAAGAGCATATCAAACATTCCGAATCAAGAAGTAGATAATTCAAAGCTAGAAAAATTAGAATTAATTGACAAAGAATTAGATAAAATTGACTATTGGTATGACAGGGAGTTATTTAAGTTGTACTATTACGAGGGGAACACATTAGATTCACTAGCGGCAAAGACTAGAATAAGTCGCAACAGTATATTCACTACAATAGACAAAGTAAGAAATTTGCTAAAAAAGAAATTGAATGAATAAGTTTTTTGTTCCTAATGAAGTTTATGAAGATAGATTGGCAATATGCAAGACTTGTATTTATTATTTTAAACCAACAGGAACTTGCAAAGATTGCGGTTGCTTTATGAAGCTGAAGGCACGTCTTGCACCAATGGAATGCAGTCAGAAGAAATGGCAGAAAACAACTAAGATAGAAACACCTGATGATTTGCCACAAGAAATAATAGATGAGGTCTTGAAAGTATGGGAGGACTTAAAAACAGGCAAGGCAAAAGACCATGCAGCTAAGAAAAAAATGATTGAGATTTACAATGTTATTCACATGACTAATTACAGCACAACTACTAATTGCGGTTCTTGTATATCAACCTGTTTTGATGGAATTAAAAACCTTTATAAAAAATATAGCCAATGAGTTATTTAACACACTTAAAAAGAAGCAATCACCACTATTCAAGCAGATGGATTGTCAAGTATGATGACAACGACCTAGTGAGAGAGGTGAAACTTATTTATAGCCCAGAAGAATATAGGGCTAATAAAAAGCCAAGAACATTAAATACAAAAGATGGATTAATTAAAATTTTAGAAAATGACAAAGAAAGGCGAAATACCTAATTATTACATAGGCAAAAAATATAAAATAGAAGCAAGAAAAGTAGTGGAGGATTTTCAAGCTGATAACTACAATTTAGGGACTGCTATCACTTATCTGTTAAGGGCAGGAAAAAAAGACGGCAATCCTGCTGAACAAGATATACAGAAAGCAATAAACCATTTGCATTTTGAATTAGACAGAATATTTAAACATAGTGATATTAAAACAGGAGGACTTGCACAATGACACTATACAAATGTATTTGCGGAAACTCTAAAGAAATAAGCAAACAGACTATTGGTCTAAGAGATGGAAAGTGGGTGACACTACAAGCCCTTTGTGATTGTGGAAAGTATATGGACAGCGAACCTAAAGATGGGATGCCTAGTCTTAAAAGAACAGAAGCGTCATTAAGTAAAAAAAAAAGACATGATAAACTTTGGGATGGTGCAAAAGAAAAACTATTAGGCGAAAGAGGCATTAATGAATCCTTTGACTAATGAACTTTGTAATAAATAACAATCAAGATAAACAAAGTCTTTTTAACTACTTAAAAGAGTTGGGAAGTGATTACATAGTTAAAGTAAAGAAACAAAGAAACAATAGGTCAAGTATGCAAAACAATTACTATTGGGCTTGTATAGTACAACCATTAGCAAATGAGTTGGGATATTTCCCTGATGAAATGCACGATACACTCAAAGTAAAGTTTGCAAGTGAGTGGCAAAGCATAGATATAAACGATAAGCAGATAGGACTACAAACAGTTAATAGCACCGCAAGAATGAACACAAAAGAGTTTGAAGTATATGCAGACCAAATAAGAATATGGGCAATGACAGAGCTAGGCATAAGATTAATGTTGCCAAATGAATTCAAGTGATTTCTATTATATAATACAACTTGATTAATCAAAATATTTCAAAATGAATACACACGGAGGGAAAAGAGAAGGGGCAGGTAGAAAGGCAAAAGCAGAAGAACAAAAGCTAATAGAGAATCTAACACCTATGAATTCAATGGCTTTAGAGTCATTACAAAAAGGATTAGAGAAAAAAGAACAATGGGCGGTTAAGTTATTCTTTGAATACTTCTATGGTAGACCTCAGCAAAGAGTAGATGTAACTTCAAATGAGGAGAGTCTTAACATGCCACTTATTACATTTATAGAAACTGATACTGAATAAAAAATACAACCCCTTATTTGAGTCTGACTGCCGTTATTACATAATAACAGGGGGCAGGGGTTCTGGAAAGTCTTTTGCCGTTACAGTCTTTTTAACACTACTCACAATGTCAAGAAACATTAGAGTATTGTTTACAAGATACACAATGGTCTCTGCACACTTATCAATCATTCCTGAGTTCTTAGAAAAGATAACACTATTAGGATATGAGAGTATATTTAGCGTAAACAAAGCCGAGGTTCTTAATCTAAAGAATAAATCAGATATTCTGTTTAGAGGTATAAAAACCTCAGCAGGAAATCAAACTGCAAGTCTTAAATCGTTAACAGGAGTGTCAAATTGGGTACTTGACGAAGCAGAAGAATTAATTGATGAGGATATATTTGATACAATAGATTTAAGCATTAGAGAGAAAAACATACAGAATAGAATCATACTTATACTCAACCCTGTCACTAAAGAACATTGGATATACAAAAGATTCTTTGAGGACAAAGGCGTAGAGGCAGGTTTTAATGGCGTTAGAGACAATGTATGTTATATCCACAGCACATACCTAGATAATAAAGATAATCTCTCAGAGAGCTTCTTAGGGCGTATAGAGACCATCAAGCATAACAACTTTAAAAAGTATCGGCATAAGATTATGGGGGGTTGGTTAGAACGTGCCGAAGGTGTCGTGTTTGATAATTGGAGTATTGGAGAATTTAATCCTGATGGACTTCAAACTTCTTGCGGAATGGACTTTGGATTTAGTATAGACCCTGACAGTCTTACTGAGGTGGCAATAGATAAGAAGAAACAAAGAATCTATTTAAAAGAACATATATACAGGAACGGATTGAAATCTCACGAACTTGCAAAAGTGATATTAGACAAAGTAGGTGATACGTTGATAATTGCTGATAGTGCAGAGCCACGTCTTATTGCAGACCTTAGACATTTAGGAGTAAACATTAAACCTGTAAAAAAAGGAACTATTGAAAGTGGAATAACTAGAATGCAAGATTATCATTTAGTTATAACTCCTGAAAGCACGAATATTGCTAAAGAATTGAACAACTATGCGTATCAGGACAAAGGCTCTAAATTATACATAGACAATTGGAATCATGCTATTGATGGAGTGAGATACAACGTTATATATCACTTAGACAATCCAAATGCAGGTAAGTATTTTGTGCAATAAAAAAAAGGGTGCAGATTAATTAAACCCACACCCTTTAAAACTAAAATGAATACAAAAACGGGCAAATATACACTATATATTTTCAATTAAACTAAATAACAACATTTTCTATTATATTAATGTATGAAGGTTAAAATCAAGAAGAAGGGCAAAGTAAAAGAGTTCAAGCTAATAAGTAAGTGGTCAGATGTAACGCTAGAAAAGTGGCTAAAACTAATTGACTTTAAAGAGGGAACGAAAACAAAAGAAGCGGAAGAAACAATAGCAGCATTATCAAATATTCCAAAAGACTTAATAAAGCAGTTGGAAATAAGAGACATTGCTATTATAATGGAGAAGGTAGCTGAGATACAACAGGAGCAAGATAGTTCTTTAAAAGGTATAATAGAAGTAGAGGGCAAAAGATACGGCTATATGCCAGACCTAAATAGCATGACATTAGGTGAGTGGTCAGACCTAGAGACTTTTATCAAAGACGGAATTGAAAAGAATATGCCACAAGTGATGGCGGTTCTATACAGACCAATAATTGAAGAAACAGAAAGTGGAGTTTATACTGTTGAAGCATACGATGGGGATATAGCCATAAGGACGGAAGAAATGAAGAAGATGTCAGCAGAACAAGTGCAAAGTGCATTGGTTTTTTTTTGCAATTTAGGGAGGGTATTGTCAAAGACTTTGGAATCATTTTCGATAAGTCGGCTGAAGGAAATGAAAACGCAATTGCCTCCGAATCTTTTGCAGAAAAGTGGGGTTACTTTGGATTGATGTATAGATTGTGTAATGCTGATATTTCAAAGTTAGAACAAATAACAAAGCTTAACATATTAGAAGCGTTTACATGGTTAAGTTATGAAACAGATTTAGAATCACAAAATAAAGTAAAACATGGCAGTAAACAATAAGACATATAACAACGTGGTAGATACTCTTTGTAGACTTGGAGAATATCATGAGCAAATATCAACTGTTTCAGTTGGAGATATTTTTGATATCAATCTTGAAAAGATGGAAAAGATGCCTTTACTTCACATCAACCCAACATCAGTCGCAACAGGGGATAGTGAGCTTGTGTACAACTTCCAGATATTTATTTGTGACCTTGTTTCTGAAAAGGATAATTGGCAAACATTCCAAGCTGCTCAATTAACTAAATTGCTTGACCCTAAGAATAATGAACAGCAAGTATGGAATCAGACCTTAGAAATATGTACTGACTTTATTGGTATGCTAAGACATAGTTCAAGACAATCTCTAGCAGGAGTAGATGATATTAATTTTCCAATTTACTTTACACAAGACCAATTTACAATAGAGCCGTTTCAAGAAAGGTTTGACAATCTTTTATGTGGTTGGACTTTTACAATGGGGATTAAAGTAATGAATGACTTTGATACTTGCACTATTCCTGTCAGAGATTTAGGAGCAGGGTCGTAATGTGGAAATACTTAAAGAAATTAAATAAAATAAAAATAGGTAAAATAGAAATACAAATAATACCACCAACAATAACAATTAAAATTTAAAACATGGCAAACTTAGTAACAACCATTAGCGAATCCGTTTCTTTGAATGGAAGTCTAAGAGGTTCAACAAATTCAGTAACAACAGCAGACATAGTAGATGTCTTTGAAAGGATAGTAACTTGTACACATTCTCAAACTACAACCGTAGCAGTATTTGGTTCAACACCATATAGTGCAGATGGAGCTTTAGATGTAGAGAACTGTAAATATTTAAGGGTAAGTAATTTGAGTACAGACCAAGATATGAAAGTGGCTTTTGTAACAGCAGCTACAAACTATCAAGTAACTGTAAGGGCAGGAGGCTCTCATATCTTATTTCAAGCAGAAGAAGTGCTAATAGGAGAAGAAGATGCATCTCCTGCATTCCCTACGCTAGAAGATTTGGTAACAGTAGAAGTAAGACCTGCCGCAACAACTGATGTGCAAGTAGAAATATTTGTTGGACTTGTATAATGAAAACCGAAAACTTAGAAAATTATCTTAATCTCTTCGCTAATAATGTGGTGAAAGATTCTGAGAAACTTTTATATTCAGAAAAGGGGAATACTGCATTAGGAAAATCAATAAGAGCAAAAGTCTCAGAAGATGTAAATGGTTTTAGTGTAAAATTCTACATGGCAGATTATGGTACTTTCTTAGATAAAGGAGTTTCTGGAACGAAAACAAAAAGAAGTTTTACAAATTATAAAGGAATAAAAGAATCAAGCCCTTATAGTTATACCACTAAAGGGCCGCCAATTGATATTCTTTCTAAGTGGGTAAAAAAGAAAGGCTTAAAACCAAAAGGTTGGGGGAAAGGGAGGGATAAAAAGTCAGGACAATATGTATCAGGACTTGCAATTTATATCAGCAAGAAAATCAGAATTAGAGGTATTAAAAGTCTTAGTTTCTTTTCAAAACCCCTAAGTTTATGGTATGACAAATTGCAAGATGATTTTTTAAAAGTATTTAAAGAAGATGTATCTTCATATATAACAACATTCACAAAATAAAAAACAATGCCCGTATCAAATTCAATAATAGAACAAGAACCTTTATACGACCAACTGCCTGTTGGGCAAGAAGTTATCTTTGTAGTATCAAATCAGGATGCAGTAGCGAATCAAACTAAAGTTAAATTTTGTGCTGAGGTTCATATAAGTCCAACACTACAACCAAACACAAGTGTCAGTACCGACATAATAGGGACTTTTAAAACAACACCAAATAATGCAGGGGTTGGAATCTTTGATTTAAGAAGCATAGTGGAGAACTATGTGAAAGCTGATAATATGGCGGAATCAATTAGTTCTTACAAAGGAACAATAACGCTTAATCCACAAATAAGACACCCATTGCATTTAATTGATAAGTATTCTTTTAATCAGAACGCAGTTAAATATATGGTGATAGTCTTTTATGTAGAGTTTTTAGGTGCAGATGATGGAGTGAATACAGTAGACCCGAACATAGTAAGACGTGCAGCAGGAACAA